TACGAAACGACGCCTGCGGACTGATCCCTTGGTAATGTGCGATCATGACATTGTGCTTGCGCTGTGTAGGGATATCAAACGGAATCCGCACGGATATAGGTCCAGTGCCGCTAGCGGGGTCATCATCCACTCCGCTCCATCCATAAAATCCAACGTAAAGCGGGTTGTAAGCATATGCCTGGCTGATTTTATCACCGGTAACCGAATGAGTGAAATTATCATAGGGAAGTTCAGCGCGGGACATCTTCATCACTGAGCAATGCCCCTCCTCAGCCACCGTTCGATACAGATTCGGGTCCATGTTAGGAAGCAACGTGGTCAGGGCATTCGCGATCGCAGCTGGAGATGCGAGAGTAGGGTCATCAGCACCAGTGATGTTCGCAAAGTAGCGGAAAATTTTAGTCGGATCAGAACCGGACTCATCATCGGGCCCTATCAACTTGGAACCTATATCGACTTGAACCACGGTGCTTTTTCCGGAATTCGAGACAATGGTCCCGGAGAACTCATTGGTGAAACCGGCACTCCATATCCTAGCAGCCGTGTACTCATCTGAGACGTTCAAGGTCTTCAATCCGTAGTCTGTCCTCTGGGTTCGAAAGGTTTTCACTTGAGTCATATCCGCAATGTCACCAGTGTAGAACATCTCATGCAAAACACCGATATCTGGGTCATAGTACTGGATGTAACTCCAGACTAAGGCGTTTGGGAATGTGGGGAAGGGTGTGACCCCTGCATAAACCCCAACCTGGCTAGTGACATCATGCAACTCAGCACGGTAATGTGGCGCGACAGACGGTTGATTTGTGCCGTCGGGCCAACCCATGACATGCCCTGTGGAATCAATGGCCACGAAAGGATCCACAGCTAAACGCATCACCAACGCACCTTCAGCCGTCTTAGTGTGGCTGAACTCAGGTGCATACATGTTAGATATTGTCCCTAGTTTGCGAGCTCGTCCACGAGCAGAACGGTTGGCCATGCCCGGCCCCGGACCGTTCAAATTCACGTCCACAGCTCGGGCTCTATTCTGACGGCGGGGTTTTCTCTTTCTCTTAGGGCCCCCGCCCTTACCCTCATTCACTACCACAGTAATCTTTTCTTTCTTCGGAGGCATTGCACCTTGCTGCAATAAGTATGAAATTAAATTTACTTATTCCCCCTTGGACTGCTCAGTGAAACACAACTCCACATCAAGGATGGCATCCCGCCAGAGTTCGTGCGGTGAGGCGTAAGCGAAGTGATGTAAGTAATCGGTAACAAACTCCATCTCTGCGAGACTAAACCCGTGATAGAGATGCCCAGATCCAATACCATGAAGCTTCTCCTCCATCGTTCTAAAAGAACCCAGGAAATCGCGGATCGCCTGTTGGTACTCGGCGAGTTCCACCTGGGAGGTGAAGAGTTTGCAAACGCATTTTAAAGCGCGATATATGATGTCCGGGTACGCCCCGTGTTCAGTCCAGAACCAATTAACAAACTTCAGAACAGGCGCATCAAAAATATACTTAAAACCAACGCCTTTGTCCTTCCAAAACTGTAACCGCTCTTCATTCACCACAACCTCCCCGCTCACGAAGCTGTTATCATCGCCTTTCAACAACGCCAAGTGCAGATCCACAAAAGAGAGGACATCGAAGTTCAGAACAGAGTTCCAAAGGTCGTTCCCGAGGAGTGTATTTGTGGCACCGTCGTTCTTTCCTTCATTTACCCAAATCGAAAACCACTTGCAGGAGAATCGACGGTTCACCATGGACGCATGGTACAACTGGAGAGCACCGTTCAGCAACCCAAACCTCTCGTAAATCTTCAATTCAACGGCTCTCGTGATATTACCCTGAGTGAAACCAAACTCAGTAAAGTCCCCTTCGGTGATACGTGCCCCTGGTCGAATCCGTGGAGCCACTAAATCCCCTAGCTCCTTCTCAGAACGCCCATTCGCGAAGATAATGTGCGGTTTAGCAACATCCTTTAAGATCATGTCGATTGCTCGGTGGAATATATAAGCCATTGTGTTCATCTCCTGATTGTTGGCTGCAATAGTTTGTCC